AGAACGGCAACCTCAACATGGGGTCAGCCCATACCTTTGGAGAAACGATGAACTATTTTGCAGAGAAAATCATAGGGCTAGTGCTTTGTACGGTCTTTGGCTTAACGGTCGCTGTAGGCGCTCCTGACGCGTCTGGTGCCCCGTCTGGAACGATTGCGCTGGCACCGATCAGCGTCCAGCCATACCTCATTGAGCCCACCACGACCACAAGCTCCACGATTTACATTGACCCGTACAGCTCGGCTTGTGAGCAGTTCAGCGCGCTAGCCGTAAACCTCGGTTGGCCTGCCGATCAGCGCACCGTGCTCGAATCAGTCATGTTTCGTGAATCACGCTGCATACCCAACGCGGTCAACAGCAAAGACCCAAACGGCGGGTCGCGCGGACTAATGCAGATCAACGGATTCTGGACACCATGGCTTCAAGATGCCGGCATCATTACCAGCGCAGAAAACCTGTTACAGGCTGATGTTAATTTGCGCGCAGCGTTAGCAATTTACAACTACGGCGTAGAACGTCACGGTTACGGCTGGGGGCCATGGAGTGCAACAAAATGAGCGAAGGTAGCGCATGGAATCAAGGCGAACTTACTGAAGAAACCCGACGAATGGTATTGGAGCAAACAATGACAACAAAACACGACATGGCAATCTTTGATCTAATTAACCAGATCGCAGACACAAGCACAAACCCACACGCAAGCATTATCCGCCGTTTGCGCGCAATGAAAAACTCGCTATCACTAGAAGAACCAATGCCACTTTACGATGTGACTACACTCGACTTAGCAATCAAAGCACTACAAGCACATTCCTAACCGACAAGGAGATTCCGACAATGAAAACCTGCACGATCTGCAAAGAAACCATCGCCTACCCCGACATTCAAGGCAAAACACATTTCGTATGTGACGGCCGTGTGCCGGCAAGAAAACCGTTTGCTGTTGGCATGGCATTATCGCAAGCAAGCGCAGACACTAAATGGACACCTGAAGAACAACGCAAAGTTGACGCTGCGATCTTGCACGTTGCGCGCACTAAAGGCTTCTTTACATCTGACGACATTTGGAAACACCTAGGCGACCAGTTCCCAGTTACCAAGGGCATCGCAGGACGCCTGAACGCAGCTGCACGTCGTGGAATTATCCGCAACACAGGCGAACTGGCATACGCACAGCGCGGTGGCGCGCATGACCATGCACAGCGTCTTAGCGTCTGGGCAGGCATCTGATGGGCTTTGATCTAAGCAACTACGAGACAGTCGAGCAACGCCTTGTCCGCTGGTGGGCTGCATACCCGAACGGGCGCGTCTATACCTGCATGATGAATTACACAGGTGACGCTTGCGTGTTCTATTGCGAACTGTACGCCGACAAGGACGACAAAGTGCCAGTCGCTACGGGCTACGCGGAAGAAATCAAAAGCGACCGCGGTGTCAACGCAACTTCGTTCGTAGAAAACTGTGAGACAAGTGCTATTGGTCGCGCTATTGCCAATTGCCCGTTACAGGCGCCTGCTAGTGGCCCTAGGCCGTCGCGCAATGAGATGCAGAAGGTTGAGCGTCTAAGCGCACCAACCGATACAAGGCAGAATCCTGTGCACATACCCTCTGGTGCATTTGCCACGCCTAAGCAGATCGGTTACATAAAGAAACTAGCCAAAGACAAAGGCATGGACGATCTTGCCCTGTTGGAGATGATTCAAATCAACTTGGACGATGACAGCGCGGTTCTTGAGCTGTTGAAATCACACGAAGCAAGCAAAATCATTGAGAGGCTGAAATGACATTAGAAGAACTGATCACAAACATTGAGCGCTTACAGGCCGTGTATAACAGCATGGTTGACCCAGAGCAACACGAAGCAAGACAGTACGTGCGTTGGGCTATTAAGCACCTTGCAGACAAGACGTACATGGCATCGCTCTGATGAAGTTAGACCCAAAGATCAGCGAAGCCGACTTTAAGGACATGGTGATCAGCATTGCCAAGCGTTACGGCTGGTTAGTGCATCATGATCTGCCGGCACAGAACACTCGAGGACGCTGGATGACCAACGTGCAAGGCGACGTGGGTTTCCCTGATCTGTTTATGGTGCACCCATTCCAAGGCGGTCGGCCGTTGGTGATTGAGTTAAAAGCAGAGAAGGGCAAGTTGACGCCTGGGCAAAAGATTTGGTTAAACGCTTGTGAGATGGCTGGATGTCATGCAGCGGTATGGAAGCCCAGCGACATGGAATACATCCTGTACACCTTGAGCAACCCTAGGCAATGACATGGGTGGGAAGAATGGCAAAGTCCGCACTTGGTCATGTTTGCAATGTGGCGAATCAAAAACGACTGTTGGATCGGGTCGCAATGGCATGTATTGCTCACCAAAATGCCGAGATCGTCACAGGTACAAACCAAAAACAAATAGGACACGCAATTTCAACATTAGAAACTTCATACTTGAATGCAAGATTGCGCGTGGTAATTGCATGGATTGCGGTTACGAAATGTCAGAACGTACAGCGCGCGCATTTGATTGGGATCACAGAGATCCACACACAAAGAGCTTTGAGTTGTCTAACCCACCGAAGGGCGCAACGATGACAGAGTTGCTTGATGAGATGGCGAAGTGTGACGTTGTGTGCCGTAATTGCCACGCGTTGCGACCAACTTCGCATCTGGGAAGGCTGATCAAAACACCTCAAAGGCAACTGTCCTTGGGTGGTATGTTCGACCTCTAAACAATTGGCTAGTAGCAAGCGTGTGCCTCGGTCGCATGAGGTGGGCGGTAAACAGGGGAACCTGGGTAGACGGTCGCGCCTCGAATCATGCAAGACGAAATGGTTTGAGCAATGCGACTGGGCGATCAGTAAACAGACTGATGAAGTAATGCAATAGGGATCTGGGATGGGCAATCCAGAGGGTGGAGCATTCACACATCTCTTGACCTGCAGATGACATACAGTTAACAAACAAAGAAAGCACCGACATGAACCCGACAACAAACACAACTCACCACAACCAAGAGCAAGGCGCTTGCGCCGCGCTAGCACAAGCCGAAGGCGCGTGAGCATGAAGAACCCCGAATACTCAACAGACCGATACAAAGCAGCACGACACGAACTACTGCGAGACAGCCCTACATGCCATTGGTGTCATCGCAATCCAGCAACAGAACTTGATCACCTTGTTGAAGTAGATCGCGGTGGATCACTCGAAGACGGATACGTTGCAAGTTGCAAACCATGTAACGCTGCGCGCGGAGCAACACACCGAAACAAAAAACTTGCAAACGCAAAACACGCAAGAGAAAAAGCAATAAACGATTTTTTATATGCCGATTTAAGAACCCCGAGCCCCAATGAAGATTTTGTCGCCACCAGCCCGAACCAGCCTGAACCAGCGCCAACTGGCCATGACCAGCCAAGACTGGAAACGATGGTTCCAGATCATGCCGGCTCACTAGCTGGACTTGTGGGGGACATGGCCCAGAAGGTACTTGGTGTCACTTTGATGCCATGGCAAATGCACGCTCTTGAAGGGATGCTTGCGGTTGACGCCGATAACAAGTTTGTGCATCGCTCGAGCCTTGTGTCGGTTGCGCGTCAGAACGGTAAGACCACAATCATCCAAGCGCTTATTCTGTTTTGGCTTGTGGAGATGCCAAAGATACGTGGCGGTAAACAGACCGTGGTATCTGGCGCGCACAGACTTGACCTTGCGTGTTTGTTGTTTGATGATCTGTCGCCAATCCTTGAGGAGTATTACGGCGCCAAGATCGTCAAGTCTTACGGCCGTTATCAGGCCACCATGCCAGACGGCAGCAAGTGGTGGGTCAAAGCATTGAAGCCGAACCAAGGTCACGGTATGAGCATTGACTTGGTGATCGTGGACGAGTTGTTTGACGTCAACCCCGACTCTGTTGAAGGCGGTCTGTTGCCGGCACAGCGCGCACGCAAAAACCCGTTGGCGTGTTTCTTTAGTACTGCTGGCACCGAAGAATCCGTGTTGTTTCAGCGTTGGCGTGAGGCAGGCATCCGAGCAATTGACAAGGGTGAGCCGTCCACGATGTATATGGCGGAATGGTCGCCTGACCCGAGCCTTGACCCGTTGCATCCTGCGTCATGGGCGTGGGGTAATCCTGCACTTGGCCACACGTTGGACATGGACACAATTAGGCAGGAGTCAACTAACCCTGATCGGGCGTCGTTCTTGCGCGCATCTCTAAACCTTTGGGTGAGTGTTGTGCGCGGTTGGATTGAGCCAGGGCGTTGGCCGTCATTGGAATACACAGGGGACATCCCTAGCGGTGGTGTCGTGGCGATCGAGTCTTCGCTGGACGACTCCCGATACAGCGCGACCAGATGCGTCAACCTGTCTGACGGTCGGGTGCTTGTCACCGTGGCCTTTATTGCCGAGTCAATTACAGAGCTTTGGGACAACGTGCAGGAACTTGCCAAAGACCCGACGATTAGGTTTGCGCTGTCGCCGACCGTGGACGCAACCTGCCCACCAAACATTGAGCGCCGCCGAGTCGTCGTTGGCTATGCAGAACTAGGACGGTTTACACCGCTTGCCAAAAACATGATCGCAGAAGCACGACTGTTACACACGGGAGAAAAACTACTTGCCGAACATGTCCAGCGCGCGGTTGCGGTACGCACGGATAACACCATAGTTTTGTCCAGTAAGCGCAGTCCAGGGCCTATCGAGTTAGCGCGAACAATGGTCTGGGGTATCGGCATGTGTGCGCGACCAGCCCACACAGGTAAACCCATGCTGGTTGCCGTCAACCACTAACATTCTCGTCGGCGACCGCACGCTCTAGCCTTTTGTCGGAATCGGATTAGTCACGTGCGGTTGCCACTTATATGGCAGAGTGGTAACTATGGCGATCTTTAACAAAACCAAAAAAGCAGCAATCAGCCCAGCGCCAGCAAAGGCGGCTGCAGCTGGTGGGTTTGCGCCTGGTTACTCGTCGTCCAATGTCGGCGTGAACATGATCGGCCAGTACTACACCTATCGAGAAGGTGAATTGAGGGCGGCGGCGGTGTCCATCCCTGCCTTGTCAAGGAGTCGAGACTTGCTGGCATCCGTAATTGGCTGCATGCCGTTGCGTATGTATAACGAAGTTTGGAACGAAGAAGAAGAAGAAATGGAGCGCAAATATATTGCGCCTAGGAGTTGGTTGCGTCGCCCAGACCCGACCGTTAATTACAACTTCCTAATGTCGTGGACGTTCGACGACCTGTATTTTTACGGACGCGCATTCTGGTACATCACGTCGCGCACAGCTGACGGGTATCCAGCGTCCTTTACTCGACTCCCTGCCGGCAGCGTGACCACCACCGACATGTCTTCTGGAATGTGGTTTGCTCCGTCTTCGCAGGTGTATTTCCAAGGTGGAGAAATTGACCCTAAAAACCTTGTGCAATTCTTGTCGCCGACTCAAGGTCTTGTGTATTCATCGCAAGCCGCTATTGAAACTGCGCTCAAGATTCAAGAAGCCAGAGCGCGCAACGCATCTTCAAGCATTCCTGCTGGCGTACTAAAGCAGACTGGTGGTGAACCGCTAAGCGCGCAAGAACTTGCTGATCTTGCTGCAGCGTTTAACGCCGCGCGCGCAACCAATCAGACCGCCGCACTAAACGAATATCTGTCTTATGAGCCAACCACAATGTCACCAGACAAGATGCTTTTGATTGAGTCAGCGAACTACAGCGCATTGGAAACTGGTGGCCGTATTGGAAACGTACCGCCATACTTGCTCGGAATATCAACTGGGTCTTATGCCTATTCCAGTTCACAGAATGCACGTATGGACTTGTTGTTTTTCGGCATCAAAATGTACGCCGACGCAATTGCAGAAACATTGTCAATGAACAACATTCTTCCAAATGGAACCTTTGTTGCATTCGACTACGAGTCGTACATTGAGGAAAACTATTTAGCCGACACAATGGAAAACACACAAACAGTTATTGAAGATAACTCGCCAGAGGAGATGCCATCATGATCAAACTAATCGCAGGAGAGTTCACACTTGACGCCGCCAAAGGCGACGCACCACGACGCACCATCAGCGGAACCGCCGTTCCCTACAACGTGCCGGCAACGGTTTCGGACGGCACAGCTGTAATCTTCCGCCCAGGCTCATTGCCAGTCGAGGGCAAAGCCCCGCGCTTGTTTATGTACCACGACGCAAGCATGCCAGTTGGTGTTGTGACCGAGCGCGTGGACACCGAGCAGGGCATGATGTTTAGCGCCAAGATCAGCGCAACCAGCCTCGGTAACGATGCTTTGGTTATGGCGCAGGACGGCACAATTGACCAAGTATCTGTTGGCGTAAACCCAACCAAGTTCTCATACGACGAAGCAGGAACCATGATTATCGAAGCAGCGGATTGGACAGAGTTATCACTCGTTCCGATCGGCGCGTTTGGTGACATGGCAAACATCGCCACCGTCGCTGCGAGTATCCACCAAGAGCCAGAAGAAGTAGTGTTAAATGAAGAAGTAGTCCCAGAACAGGAGATAGAACCCATGTCAGAAGTAACCGCACCAGCAGTTGAGGCAACAATCCCAACCGCGCCAATTTTTGCACAGGCCAAAAAAGAGTTCGTACTGCCATCAGCAGGCGAATACATGGCCGCTTACCACACAGGTGGCGACACGTTCGCAAACATCAACAAGGCTGTTGCTGAATACACAGCATCAAAGAAAACTGCGTTGCAGGCAGCTGCGGGCGATGTGTTAACTACTGACACACCTGGCTTGCTCCCTGTGCCGGTGCTCTTGCCTCTCGTGCAAAATGTTAACTTTTTGAGGCCTGTAGTTGAGGCACTTGGCGCACGCGCTTTTCCAGACGGCGGACAATCAAAAACTTTTATTCGTCCAACGATCACCACGCACACCGACGTCGGAACGCAATCAACTGAATTGTCAGCTGTAACCGCGCAGACAATGGTCATTGCCTCAAACTCGGTCAGCAAAACAACCCTCGCGGGCCAAGTGACCCTCTCAATTCAGGATGTGGACTTCACGTCAGGTCCAGCAATGTCACTCATCTTGAATGACCTCATGGGCGAATACATGATTGCATCTGACAACTTGGCTGCAGACAACTTGCTCACCGCAGCAACTTCATCTGGAGTTTGGGATGGAACCGTTGCAGACTTGCTCAAGTCGGTTTATGACAGCGCAGTTGACATCTCGAATGGTCGTAACTTCACCCCAACACACATGTTTGTTTCACCAGACGTATGGGGTCAGATGGGACAGCTCGCCGACACCACAGGTCGTCCAGTATTCCCATTCATCGGCGCTGGCCTCACCGGTCAGAACGCACTTGGTGGCGGAAACGCAACATCATGGAACGGCAACCCACTCGGTCTGCAATTGGTAGTTGACAGCAACTTTGCTGCAAAGACCATGATCATCACCCGCGTAGGTCAAGGTTCAGGCGACGCATTCGAGTTCTACGAATCAATCCGTGGCTTGATGAGCGTTGAAGTACCTGCAACCCTTGGTCGCACAATGTCATTCCACGGATACGTTGCAACCTTTGCTGCAATCGGTGGCATGATTCGCAAGATCACCCAGGCTTAGTAGAAAGGCGGCCTAACCGCCATGGCTACTTACACAGTTACTAACAAGTACCTGATTGACAACTTTGCCGTACTGCAACTCCTGACCCCCAGCGAGATTGCAGTCGGCAGTTCAATCACGGTCGCTGGAGTTGACGCAACATTTAACGGCACTTACTCGGTGCGCGCATTGCCACAGTATTTGTTTTTAGGCATTGATACGCAGGGCGATCTGCTTTACGACTATCAGGTGCCAATTGCCGATCAGGTGCTTTACGCTAAAACCGCAAGCGATGTTGAGCGTGTCGCCGCGTCTGGAACTGTTGCCAATGACCCTGTTTGCACGTGGGTAACTGCCGCGCAGGTCATGACATATTTGGGCATCACGATCACCAACCCGTCAGACGATTACACGTTGCTCACGCAATCGGTGTCGGCTGGCAACCAGTTCTGTTATCGCAGGCGTCAGGAATCGGGCTATATCGACTCTCTAACGACCTCGCCAGGCGGTGACGCAACATTGGGCACTTTGATGTATTGCGCCGCGCTGTGGCGCTCTAGGGGCTCAATAGAGGCAACCTACGCCACCTTTGACGGCATGGGCTCGGCACCACAACAAAGCCTGACTCCGATCGTCAAGCAGCTGCTTGGCATCCCTCGTCCAGC